AAAATTTACAAATGGCCAAAAGGGAACCATAATATCAGATTGTCCGGTATATATTGAGACCCAAAGTGGACACTTGGAAGATGTGAGACGTATTGAGATTCAAGAGTCATCTATAATTGGAGACCCCAATCCGGCTAGATTAGTGTTAAAAGCCGACAAAGATGAGAGAATTAGGTCAATTACGTTCAAACAAAGTTAATAATATGGCAAGAATAAGGCACAAGTGTGCCACCATAAGAGATATTTTGGAGCATTTATTTTTTTTAGTGATAGCAAAAGTTTTCGGTGGCACAGTGGCACAAGGGGTGTTTTTGGCTTATAAGCGTTGGTATAAGCGAATAATAGCTGTGCCAGAGCAGATTTTTACGGTGGCACAGGTGGCACACTATACAAAGTTGGTATTCGGCGCGCGGGACTTTTTTGGTTTTCAAAAAAAACATTTTTGCCCAAAAATATCTCTTATATGATAAAACAAGATTATGACAGCCAAGAAATCTAAATACAGACATGCAGTAATAAACAAGAAGAAGTATTACTTCTATTCTATTAGGTGGCTCGACATCACTGGCGACGCCGGGCATGCAACACCAGAAGAGTTTGATAAATTTAGTTGTGCTGTTATGGTTACGCAAGCTTATGTGTATAAGAAAACAAATAAGTTCTTATGGACGTTCGCTTCTTATGATGAAAAAGAGGAGGTATTTTCTGATAGAAATGTATTTCCAAAAGGGTGTATAATTAAAATGGAGAAGATATATATATGACAAGACAAACAGAGTTTACATTTAGACTTAACAGTATTTTAAAAAGATGCAAAGAGGAGGGTAAGTGGGACTTGTTATCAAGACTAGCTTACAAGTATGGCATTGTAATAACAGGAGATAAATACTATGACTTCTAGACCTAAAGGAAGAAAATATGATGGTAGATCTAGACCATCAAACGAAGCCTACAAAAATGGTTGGAATGAAATCTTTCTTAATCAAGTTATGAAAGAAGAAGTTGACATCAACGGCACAGGCACACATAAATACAGAATAAAAACAGGACCCAACAAAGGCAAGGTTGTTTGATTTTATCTATTAGTTTTGTGGTGGCAATATATGGAATTGTAGTTCTAATGTTGGTATCATGGAATAATGAAAAATAAAACTTTGACAAAGAATATGCCATTTGTAAAATGGAATGCTATACCGCCTGTAAAAGGGCCTGACTCACAAGGAGTAAAATATGGAAATAATAAAAAAAACCCTAGCTTTAATAAAAAGCCTTTGGGTAAAAGTAAATGAGTTCTTTAATCGGATACAGGGCGCTGTTCTATTTCTGATTTTGGTTGTGACTCTTCTGGACTAACATTAATCAAACCTTTATGATCATCAAGAATTTTAGCCATCTTGGCTTCAAGTTCTTTCTCTGACATATTATCTAGATTACCAGACAATATAAGTTTTTGGTCTACGTAAAGCCCACCAGCTTTACCTCTAGCCACTTCTGCGTTTATGGCTGCCGACCAAGCTCCTTTTGCCATGGCGTCATTTCTTAATTTAGCCAGCTCACTTAAATGTCTGCCTAAATCTATGTCATACTTTTCTTGAATCTCTTGTCTTAACTCTCCAATGTATTTGACAACAAGAGGACTAATTCTAGGATTACGAAGTTCTGATGCAGCCTGTCTTGGTCTTGTTTTGTATCCAGCTTCATAAGCACATTCTGATGCACTCTTTCTGCCTTCGTTGTAAACCAAAAGCTCTGCAAACTTCATCTGTTTTTCTGTTAATTGTCTAGGTAAACCCATTATTGACATATATCGTACTCTAGCGTACAAGTCAATTTATGAAAACTATTATGTTTATATTAAGTTTGGCTGGCACAAGTTCAGACAAATCTATTGATCCTGCAACCATTGTTGCAAAGGAAATTATTAAAGGTGTGTACGATGAAAGCCGAGTCGAAACTATGGCATTCTCTCAAGAAAAATACCCCCAAAATCAGTTGGACTAGACTAGAATCTTGGGCATCTTTTGGTGTACCTGATTTGCTTGGTTACCATGATATGTGCGGATTTTTTATGGTTGAGCTTAAAGTTACAAAGGGTAAAAAAGTATCGTTCTCACCACATCAAAAACTATTTCATATGACCAGGACAAAGCGTAATTTCATCCTGCTCGAAGATACCTCTTCTCGCTCCATAAAACTTTATGGAAGTGAATCTATCCACGGTCTGTTGATAGATCACAGGGAAACACCTTCCCTCACACACAATGATTGGAACCACGTTCAACGCTTGTTGCTTGACGTACCGTTGGACGCTTGACGCTTGGCGCTTGTAGCTTGTGGCTTGGCGCTTTCAACGAACCGTTCAGAGTTATCCGCGTTTAGCATGTCGCTTGCAGCTTGAAGCTTGGAGCTTGCAGCTTGTGGCTTGTCCCTGTAACCGTTCTTCACGGCCCACTCTTCATGGAGCGCCAGGAGGCGCTCGCTGTATTGGTATTTAATGTTTGGCATATTCTATGTTTGTAATCTTTCTGTCCCAGCAACTTCGACAGCTCCCACACTTGCCGCTTTGCTTTGGAGCGGGACAAGTCCCGCTCCCATTTTTCACCGTTGATGTCCACGGCCAGAAAGTAACCGGTGACTGATCAACCATATGTGAAGACATCCTAATGATTAAATTTTCTGGAACATCTTCAGGAGAAATTAGTTTTAAAAATTGCGCTTCGCGCGTCGGAATCCAGTGTTTAGTTTTTGGTGTTAACCTGCACACTTCAAAGATCTTTTGTAAATGGTCCGCGCTCTGTATATCTCCAGCATCATGCCATCTAAAATATTTTTGATTTTTAATCTGTGCTACCATCGCTTCAACCCATAGTGGGCTGTTGATTGCTTTCAGTCTTACATATTGCGCAGCCTTAATTGCAGGGTATCTGGTATAGTTACCTTTCATGGCATAGCAGCCATTACACACGCTGCCTTTAATCTTTGCAAGCTTTGCTCCGGTCTTGCATTCCCATGCTGGTAAACTATAGGACAGTCCCGGCATCTTTGAAGTTCTTGTCATCGATCCGGTAATTGTTTTTGCTTCTTTAACTTTCATAAATCCTTTCTGTTATTTTCCCATACTAGCTTGAAGCTTGTAGCTTGTCAAGCTTGAGGCTTGCCGCTATTAACGGCAAGCCCCTTTCAGTTCTTTAGCCAACGCCATCACGCGTTGTAACAGGATTACTGTATCGCCTTGGCCAAGTGAGGCTGTCCGGAATTAGTACACCCTCTCACTTGACCCCAAATCCCAAACCAGATCATTTGCCTCTAGCAAGTATTCTGTGCACTAGCGCCTACCGTTGGATCTGGCCGACCTAGTTCGAGATTAGGGCTCAAGGGGATTTTGATCAGTTTCGAGATCCCCAACTCGACTGCTTTGTTAAGGTCAAGCGTAACCTTGGGTCAGTTATTATTCTTGACCCCAGATCCAACTGGCGCAGATTTAATGATGCGCATCACTGACTTAAAAGACTAGCCAACTGGATCAGGGCTCAAGTTTAGAATTATTCTAAACAAGCATTATGATAGTCCCAATATTCATGTTCACATTGGGCTTTATACTCCTCTTTATTACTCGCCTGTGAGTTGCATATTCTCCAATGTTCATCAATATAGTTTTCTGTCATTGCTTGCTTGTTAGCACAATTTTTAATCTTACGATTAATTGCGTCTATTCTTTTGCTTTGCCACGTTTTTTTATTTGCTTTCATACTTGACAATATAATCTATATGGGATAATATGTCAAGTATAAAAAACAGAAAGGATAACATGTCTAAAACAATGACGAAGTATCAACTAGACCACTTCAAAGATAAGGTGAAAAGAAACTTCAACCCTTTGATTGAAGAGCAGGAATTGTTGGTAAAACAATATAGAGCTGAAGCAACTCAAAAGATAGTCGGTAAGTTAGCAAAGAAAATGGGCGCTGATAAAATCTTAAATGAGTTTAGAAAGGCCGAAGCTCAATTAAAAAAAGTAAGGGACAAAGCCCGAACCTTCTTCACTAAGAAGGCGCAACAAGATGAGAGTAAGAAAAAAGAATTTAATTCTTATCGTTTTGATGCACACGCGGAAAGACTATCACTTGATGAT